ATGAATTTTGAATATATTGAATCTATTATGGAAAAAATGATTTCTGTAGTTGCAGGTGTGGGGAGATCTATTCCGTTTATTCTTGCGGATCAAACAGTTTTGCCGCCCTCTTATCCTTATGGAACGTATAAGGTTTTTCAATTGGTTCAAGATCCTATGTCAAATGCTTCTCGAAAGATTGAAAAATTAGATTCTTCCAGTTTTAAAGAAATCGTTCGTATTAACCAGAGCGTATCTATCAACGTTACATTTATACACGATAGTTCCATTGTGGTTTGCTGGGAACTTTCAGAAAAGTCGATGGACTGGTTTGATTCAAAAGAAGGAACGATTGAATGTAATAAGTTTGGGATGACCCCGGTTTTAACTTTGCCTAACATACAGGACAAAACCGTTTTAACAGAAGGTGGAAGTTATCTATATAAGGTTAGCTTTGACGTCTTATTTAAATTAAGAAAAACTAATGAACAACAAGGCGAATCAACCGCGAGCGCACCAACGGTTGAATATCAGGAGGAAGTATGAGCGCACAAACAGTCTCTAAAATAGAACCGATCAGTATCAATCTATTTCTTAGAAATACTCCGGTTTCTCAAATGGGATTCGGACTACCTTTAATTTTAGGAGTTAAAGAACCGACCTATTCTCTACAAGTTTCAGGAAATTCCAGCGGGCTTATTTGGAAATCTGCACATACTGGAATCGTATTTATACAAGTTAAATACGTGGTTTCGGGAAACAATACCAGTCTTAGCGTAGTTCGTGCTGGAACTGGTACAGAAAACGATCCTTATGTAATTTCGGTTAACGTTTCTACTGATGCAAACGGGGCGGCTACGTCTACCGCACATCAGGTCAAATTAGCGGCTGAGTCGATTTCAAATATTGCGGGAGCGAATAAGATCGTAGAGGTAACCGAAGTGGCAAACTCTGGGAGCGGAGTTGTTTCTGCGTTTGCACAAACCGCTTTGAGTTATGAAAGATATATGGAAATTTCTTCCTCGGATGATCTTTTAGAATTAGGTTTTACCTCTTCCGATAAGGAATACATTCAAGCCGCACAGATGTTCAGACAAACTCCTCGACCAAAACGGGTTGCGGTATTTCTGCTTACTTCTTGGTCGTCTGCTTTGATCGAAATTTCCGCTCTTAGGAATTCTGGTAAAGACTCTTGGTTTAAAACTATAGCAACCACTCACGATAAAGAAACCATACACGTGTTAGGTGATTATCTCGCTTCTATCGAGAAGATGTTTTTTGCGTGTACTGACGATCTAAACGTTTTGACTGGAAGAAATTCTATTTGGGAGTATATTACCCTTCATAAAACTCCAGATTCTTTTCCAGAAGCCGCCTGGGTGGGAAATTCTGTTCCTCGCAGAGTTGGTTCGTATAACTACGCTTATTTGCCTCTGGATGGAGTGGAGAATTCTGGTTATACGAATTCACAAGTAAGTTCTGTATTTTCAGAAAACGGAAATCTGATCGTAGATTTTGGAGGAAAACAAGTTCCTTATCCAGGAATTTCTACCGGGAACGTCTACGCGGACGTGGTCGAAAATCGATCTTGGCTTAAAGCCCGTCTGAAAGAAAACATCTCAAGTCTTTTTTTGAACTCGGACGTTGTACCTTATACAATTCAAGGAATTCAGATGATCGAAGCGAAGATGAGAGAGGTTTTTGTTCAAGCTGGGGTTCAAGGTATCATTGCGCCGGTCGAAACGGATGCAGATAAAACACGATCCGATCTTGGCGATTATCAGTATAAAATCAATCTACCAGATACGATAGACGAAATTCCGACAAACGATCGGAACAACCGAGTTCTTCCTAACGTCACTTTTTCGTGTCGTTTAAGAGGAGCGATCAACGAAGTCGACATAGACGGAGAATTAACTTAAGGAGTAATCAGGAATGAACGGTATTTGGGATCCAAAGAAATTAAACGTTAACTGCAACGGAAGAGATGTGTCGGGTATGAGTCAAGCGGACGGTTTTTTTAAAATCGAACCGGTAACTAAAGAATACATACTTTCTCAAGTAGGTATCAAAGGCGATTGGAACATTTCGGAAATATATGATGGAAGAGTAAAGTTGTCTATCGTCCTGATGGGAGATTCTCCTGAAAACGAATTCTTTTTTACAATGGGCGAAGGACGTCTTCCTTGCGTATTTACGATTAAGGATAAAAGCGATGGCGGAATGCTCGGTTTTTCCGCACAGGGAAGAGTTTGGGAAAGACCAAACATAGAAAAAGGTAAGGAATATAAAGACAAAACCTGGGTATTTCTTCTTCCCGACTATAAAGGAGTTTTGACGGCATGAGCGCAGAAAGTATAGGAAATATTTCAAATATTCAGAAAATAGAATATTCTAAGTTAAAGAATGATTCAGAGAGTGGAACTCCATCAGAGCCCATTTTAGAAACCGTAGACGACGACGCCAAGGTCGCTCAGATCCTTTTTGTGGACGGTAAAAGATATAAACTTCAACACCCAGGCAATAGAAAGGCGCTTCGTTGGAGACAGGAATCTATTTCTCTTACTGAAGGATTAAATCAGGACAAACTTTTAGATAAGTTCTTTAAGTTTTGTGTAAAACCTGTAGAACATACCTTTGAACCTACGTTAGACGTAGTTGAACCAAATCATGTGGAGGTGTGGCTGTATATAGCCAACCGATTTCTTAAGTGGGAGTTGGAATAAAAGGTTCACTGATTTTGGAGAAAATCCTTCTGCCGAAGAATGGATGAAGTGGATTGATGAAGAAGTGGATCGAGAACTTTTCTTTTGGAAACCTTTTATCTTAGGTGCGGCGCATTTTACGACTAAAGAACTCGAAAATGCGTCCACCGTTCTTTATATGAAAATGATGGAAGTGGTAGATAGAAGAAAAAAAAGAGAAGCCGAAGAAAAAGCGGAAGAGCTTAAATTTTTGGCCAAGGTAATTCAAGGTTCTAGTTTTTAATAATTTCATAATATTTTAAATAATTTGGATAAAAATAAAATAAGATTGGATGATAAAAAATATGGCAGAGCGAGAAGTAAATGTTACAATTAAAATAAATGTGGATTCGAAAGATACTTTTTCTGAAATTGAAAAGGATCTGAAAAAACTAAAATCAAGGATCATTGATTTTTCAGACACCACAAGTCTTGCTTCTCAAAGAGGGATTAAGTCTTGGAAGGATTTGGCTGATTCTGTTCGGAATTTTGTAAAAGGTGAATCCGGTTTATCTGTTTTTGCCAGTCGTTTAAAGACGACTGAATCTAATCTTACTAGTTTATATTCTAAATTAAAAGGAAATACAAAACTAGAAGATGAATTTTTTGGCATTGCAAAGTCTGCGGGGCTTAGTGAAAGGCAAATTGCAAAACTGGATTTTCAGCTTAATGCCAGCGCTAGAACTGCGGCTTTGCTTTCTTCTGCGTTTAAAGGTTTTGCTCAGATAGGTTCTTACGCTTTTAATTCTATCATTGCCCCTTCTTTTGAAGCAGGAATTGCATTAGAAAAACAGATTGTAGTTTTGAAAAATCTTTCTGGGAACGAATTTCCAAAACTACAAGACGCAATCAATAATACCATACGAACTTCTAGAGGACTGGCCACACAAAAAGAACTTACCGAAGCCGCAAACGAGGCGATCAGAGCCGGGGCTTCGGTTGAATTTATTTCTAAAAATCTCTCTGGACTCCAAAAAGTGTCCAGACTTACGAATCAAGATTTAACGTCTTCTATGAAAGAGGCCTATAAAGCAATTGAAGACGGTTCCGAAGATTTTTTAAAAAGTAACGGGGCTCTGTTTTCCAGTTATTCTGCCGAGTTTAAACAGATAAACGAATCCGGTATGTCTGCCGTTGATAAACGGTTAGCAAGGGAAAACTTAATCTCTAAGGCTTTAAATGAAAATAGTATATTACAAAATACTTATGGATCTCATGTTAAAGACGCTTCCGTAATTTTAGAAAGGTTTGATAAAACTATAGAAAGATTAAAGGAAAGGTTCGGACTTTTAATCGTACAAGCTCTAACTCCTTCTTTGAATGTTATCGGAGACTTGATCGATTATTTTACGATCGGCGGAGAAAGTTCGGAATATATGGAAGACGTATTGATTGTTTTTGGAAGTATTTTGGTGGGGGTGTTAGGAGCAATTGCCGCTCAGATGATCGTTACTTCCGGAATTACTTTTGGAGCTATGATTCCTTCTTTATTGAGTATGGCGGCGGCCGGTTTTATCGCGATTGCTCCTTGGATTGTGTGGATCGCCATCGGAGTTGCGTTAGGCGCTATGATTGCGATCATCATTTTGGTCATTAAGGATTTATACAAATGGTTTACCGGAAGTGAATCCGCGATCGGTAAATTTTTAGGACCTTTTGCGAATATTAAGAAAATGTTTAGGGATTTAATAGATTGGTTCAAAGCTCTTCCAGGAAAGATTTTAAGTTCTCTCGGAGAACTAGGATCGAAGATTCAAAAGAAATTAGGTGGAATTTTTCCGCTACAGTTATTGAAAGTTCTTGGGATTACTTCTAATCAGTCCAATGACGTAAAAAAAGTTGACGATGCACTCATTACTAAACAAGGCCAGATTGTACAATTTCACCCAGACGACAATTTGGTAGCCGTAAAAGATTTAGGAGTATTGGGCGGATCTAAGTCAAAAAGTGGAGGTAATCCAATTAACATAAACATCGCCAATTTAGTGTTAGGTTCTGCTTCTACAAAAGAAGATGCGAATGTATTTGCATCTTATTTAGAAAAGGAATTGGAAAAGATTGCGACTAAAATCGGGCTCGGGGCGGGTATTTCACCGGAGGCGGTTTCATGAAAATTTTAACTGGTAGGGACAGGATCGCACTTACAGACGGAGACGAAGAGGTGGAGTTGAATGTCTCTTTAGGTATTCAACACTCTTATCCAGTGGAGATTACTCGTCATACGGTAGAAAAGGCAAAAGGAATGACTTCGATCGCAGATCACGTGATTCCCGGTCAAAGAGGTATTTCGCTTAACGTTTTACTTTCGTCTTCGAAGGACGTGTTGGCCTTAAGCGTAAAAGGTGTGGACGATAAATTAGAGACTTTAGTTCGTTGGCAGTCTCAAGGAACGTTAGTCACGTTGCTTGGATATTCTACCGGCGGAATTATTTCTAAAATTCTTTCTATGTTACCATCTTTGTTCCGTTTTGTGGAACCGGATGATCCTGATAAAAGATATCTAGGACGTTCTACGGATGAAATTCCAAATCTTTTGATCGGAGATATGAATGTTCAAGAGGCTAAAGAGACTGGAAACGACGTATCTTTGAGTTTATCTTTGTTTCCTGTGGTGATCGCGGAGGCAAAGACGAGACAATTGAATACGGTTAAATCCGTGGGTAAAAGAACTACACAGACTCAAACAAAATCTGGAACCCCGACCAAAAAAATAAATTAACGAGGATTGATACTACATGAAGGAATTCAAATATCTACCGATTGATCAGAATATATTCCCGATTCGTTATACGTTTACAATCGAAGAAACGGAATACGAATTTGAATTCTCGCATAACACAGAAGGTGATTTCATTACTGTATTGGTTAGAGATCAGGACGGGAAAGATCTTTTCGCCTCTAAACTGTTATACGGCGTTCCTTTAAATCATATTATAGTGGATGGTTTTAATAGTTCCATTCTTTTAACTCCTTTGGATTTCGACGATCTCTACAAGGATGAGTTTGAAAACATTCCTGTGAATTTGGAAACTTTTGGTTCCAGAGTAAAATTGTATTTAGGAGAAAAACAATGATCGGTAATCCTAAACTTTTTGGACGTACTGTTTCTTTGGAAATTCTTCCGACGACCGGAGTTGCAAAAGAGTTTTGTTATCCTCCTTTTAATTTCGAATTTGAAACCGAATTGGACGGACTCAATCTAACTCAGGTTACGATGTATAACGTAAACGAAGAAACGTTGCGTCTTGTAAGCGCTCAGATGAAGGAAAAAAAATTCCAATATCCTTCGGCGTTATTAAATGCAGGTTACAAGGACGAAAACGGACTCGTGGTTTCCGGAGAAATCATTCATCCTAAATGGAAACAAGAAGGAACCAATAAAAAGTTGGAGTTTCAGATCAGCGGAAGCGCGGGCGCTTGGACGAGAGCGTATATTATGAAAACGTATACAAATCTTCCTGCAAGAAACGTGATCATGGATATTCTGAATCAGGGAAATCTAAAACCCGGAAGGATTCAATTAGGAATCAATAAAATCGTGAACTTCAGCGCCAATACGGAGTTAGGCGATTGTATTCGCCGTTTTTGTAATTTAACAAAATCTCAATATTGGTTTCAAGACGGTCAAATTCACTTTGATTCTCTCGATCCTTCTAAAAAAAACAGCGTCATTTTTTTGGATCATTCTTCCGGGTTGATCGGAGTTCCAGAAAAAGGTCAAGATACTTGGAAGGTGACCAGTCTCTTTCGTCATAAGTTTAAGAAGAATATGATCGTATCCGTAAAAGGAGGAGGACTCGATTCGGAATGTAGAATCGTTAGTGGTAAACATAAGTTCTCCACTTTGAATACAGATTGTTTTTCAGAATTAGAGGTAAAGCCGGTATGACTTTAGATAAAGCTATTTTAGCCGCCATTCAAAACAATGTATCTAAGATACAAATTGGTCTTCCTGGAATTATAGAATCTTTTCAGCCTCAAGAGATGACAGCTAACGTTCGTATTCCTCTAAAAAAAGAAGACGATTCCGGACGAGAAAGGTCTTTTCCTGTTTTGTCTGGTATTAGAGTCGGCACGTACTGGGCCGGAGATTTTTATATCAAACCTGATTACAAACGAGGAGACAAAGTTTGGGTTTCGTTTTCTACACACGATATATCGGACGCAATTCGAGGAATCGAATCTGTTGCTTCGGATTCTCTTTTTGATCTTCAAAGCGCTTGTGTGGTCACTGGTTATAAAGGGAAAACTGATATTCCTGCTACCACTTCTAATTTGTCGGGACTTGTAATCGGCCATAAAGAAGGTAAGTCTTTGATCCAACTAGACGAGGACCGAATCAAAATTCAAGGTGGTATCGCCGACTTGACCGAATCGGCTGTGTTAGGTGAAACTCTAGTAGAGTTTATTAAATCTTTGATCGACGTGTTTTTGAATAACTCTGCTACGTTTACTACCAATACGATCCCCGGTTCGCCTGCGGGACTTGCGGCTTCGGTAGTTTCTCAACTTAACGTTCGTAAATCGGAAGTGGAGCAGTTACTTTCTGGAAAGGTGAAATTAGGATGAAAGGAATTAAGATAGAAAACAAAGACGCGGTATTTGTCAGAGGACGGTCCGTGATCATTCAAGATTTAGAATATTATTCCCAAAGAATTAGGCATTCGATCCGTTTATCTCTGGGAGAGTCCATATACGAGCCGTTAAACGGAGTGGATTGGGGAACTATATTTTCCACGAAAGTTTCTAGGGATAGGATTTTAACGGAAATTAAAAAGACGATCCAAAAAGATCCTGAAACCGTTTCGGTCAAAAAAGTGGAATTGATAGAGAAAGAAAGTTCGAGTCGGGGAGTATATATTCAATTTTCTGCAATTACAAAATATGGAATTGTTACGGGAGAATTATAATGGCAGGAGTCAGTGAACAAGGTTTTATTCGAAAAAGTAGAGAAGAGATTCTATCAGAATTAGAGGAAGGTTATAAAACTCGCTTGGGCGGGGATATAGATCTTTCTATTGTTAGTGAAGATGGAATTCGTATGAGGATTTTAGCAGATGAACTAGATAAGATTCACCAGCTTGCAGAAAAAGTATTTTATTCTAATTTTGCACATACCGCTTCCGGTGTTTCTTTGGATCGAGTTTTAAATCCTCTCGGTTCGGAACGTCAACCGGCTAAACGTTCTATAGTTGTTCTTAGATTTTTTGGAATGGATGGTGCGGTGGTTCCAGTCGGAGTCATTTGTCAAACCGGCAATGGGTTACTTTTTATCACGATCGAATCCGGAGTTTTATCTGGCGGACACGTAGACTTGAATGCACAAGCATTAGAAATTTCTTATGGAGTGAACGGAAACGTGAATGCCAATTCGATCACTACGATTAATACGGCGGTCAGTGGAATCGATTCAGTCACTAATCCGGAACCGTCTAGAGGTGGACGTGCAATAGAAACGGACTCTGAATATCTGAATCGTTTCATTCAAGAAGGAGTTAACGGAGGTTCTTCCGCTGCAAACGTTCAAGGTGTTTTGAACAACATTCCCTCAGTACTCAATGCAATCGTGTATGAGAATAACACCGATTTTACGGATATGGACGGAAGACCGCCACATTCTATGGAAGCCGTAATAGAAGGAGGTTCTTCTGAAGAAATCGGAGAAGTTTTTTTAAGAAACTGGCCGGGAGGAATTGAATCTTACGGTTTGGAACTTACTACTATTTTTGACAATAAAGGTGTTCCTAGAACGTACTATTTCAATAGACCTACAGACGTTCTTGTTTATGTAAAAATTGATATTGTAAGAGATTTAAATCTTTGGGTGCAGGGTTCCGAGTCGGTTGTAAAAACGAATTGTATCAAAGTGATAGGAGGAGTGGACACGATTACTTCCACCTACTATAAAGGAGAAGGAACGGGTGCAGACGTGTTTGCATGGAAATTGATCGCAGCTCAGAGCGCTCTTCAGGAATTCGATTCCATAAAGGTATTAGGAATTAAATCCATGATCGTAAAGGTAGGTCAAACTTCTCCGGCCACACAAGACGTATTGCCAATCAATAGCAGACAACGTGCTAAGTTGATTACCGCCAACATTCAGGTGAATTTTATATGACTTACTTAAACGAAGTATTAGAAAAATACCCTTCTTCTATCTTTACGAGAGACCCGAATTCTACGATTGCTAAAAAGTGGGAAGTGGAACTTGAATTGTTAAACGAAGTCCGTTCTGTATTGGAATCAATTTCAGGAATTACGGATTATAGTGTTCAAAGTGGAACCATTTTAGATTTGATCGGAAAGAATTTAAAACAGCCGCGAAACGGGATGGACGATTTTCGTTATAAGATCTTTCTTTCAATCGCGCGTCAAAAACGTAAATCGAAGGGTGATATTTTTTCGATGAACGAAATCGGATCTCAAATACTTGCTGGAATGGGAACGTTATACGAAATCAAGGAGCTTTGTTACGGAGGTGTTCCGATGCTCTTGGATGCTACGTATACTCTCAATGGGGAATATCCTCTTTCTGGAAATACAAAAAGACCCGCTACGATTGAATTAATTTTTACAGGTTCTGTCGACGAACTTCCTGTAGTTCCGGAATTCAATCAAGCGATTGCACAAATTCGTTCCGGAGGCGTAAAGGCGATCATTCGATACCGCTTCGAAATATCTACGTTAGGCGGAAGGTTGTATGGGGAGTCCATTCGTACTCCGTATTTGGACGGGAGTTGGTCCTTAAATGGGTTCACTCTTTTGTCTGGAGAGAGGGTTAAGATTCGGCCTTATGAAATCGCTTTCGGAATCGGAGGATTGGAAGGAGGAATTCCCAGACCACCTAAGATCGGAGATACTGGTTTGCAGAATGAAATCTACAGAAAGTTGGTCGAAATCCGATTTGATTCAGACGGGAATCGTTATTTTCAAACGACAGTCAAACAGGGAGAGATGATGGGTTATGGGATTAACGAGATAGGACTTTTTGACGAGGACGGAGAGTTATTATATCTTAAAACTTTTACTTCTAAAGATAAGGATCATCTTATAGTTTATGATTTTGTAATAAAGGAGGAGTTTCAGTGATTCAAATACTAGCAAGGGAAACGAATGTAGAATTTGCCGGAACGGGAAAATTTAGAATCGAATTACTTCCGATCGCTCTGTTTAAAACGCACGAGAGTCTTTTGGAATATTGCGATCGAAAAGGATATAAAAAAAACGGGTCTGGATTGGATGCCGAGTTTACGAGAGAAGACGATTTAAAACCGGTTCGGAATCGTTTGAAGAAGTATGTGGACCAACCTTTTAAAGTATATGAAAAGTTTATTATATTAGAACAAGAGTTAAAGGAGTGATTATGGCGATATTCAATCCAGTAAAAACAAGAACCTGGAGCAAAAATACTCCGGCGGATGGAGACCTAATTGACGACGAATTTGATCGTCAATATGAAAATTTTCAGTATTTAAAAGATCGGATCGACTCGACTGACATGAATTTGGCGAATTTTCTGATTCCGATCGGAAGTATTATAGAAGACGGTCTGAACCTGGCTCCTTCTGCTAACTTTAAAGATGCGAACGCACAGGCAATTTCTAGAAACACATTTGTTACTTTATGGAATTCTGTACATCGAGTGATTACCGGAATTGTTTCCGCGACAGATCGTATCAGTTGTACAAGTCACGGATGTGTTGAGGGTCAATTGGTAAAGTTTTCTTTTACAGGGGGAGGGGTTGCCGCATTAGTAAATTATTATGTTCGCAACCCAACCACAAATGACTTTCAGATTTCAGCGACCGCCACGGGCTCGATTGTAGATCTTACGTCTTCTCAAACCGGGGATATGATTACAAATATTGAATATGGATTTGGGGACGGTTCTACTACGTATAACGTTCCGGATCGAAGAGGGATTTTTGCGAGAGGTGCAGGAGTGCACGGAACAAGAGCGAAGGCAGCCGGTGGGAATTATGACGGTGGACCGGTTGGGTTTGCGGGACAGGATCAGATGCATGGGCATAGACACGCATTTGTTGGTTTAAATAATTCCAGCGCTGCGGCTCCAAATCCTCCTCCGGGATCCGGTGGCACGTATATGATGAATAATGCCGTATATGATCCTATTGCTGACGGAACCAACGGCACGCCTCGAAGCGGAAACGAAACAACACCTGCCTACGTAGCGGTAAAATACAAAGTGAGGGTTCTATGAAAATTAAATTCATAAATTATAATTTAAGAATATTTATATTTAAAGTTATGAGACTAAAACAAAAATCTCTAAGAAAACCTGTTTTTTTATACAATAGAATCCGGATTTCGTTCCTATTCTGTTTAGGAGTTTATGATGGCCTCATTTAATCCAGCAAAAACTAGGGTTTGGAGTAAGAGCACTCCTGCGGATGGAGATCTAGTTGATGAAGAAGTAGATCGGCAATACGAAAATGATCAGTATTTAAAGGATCGTATCGATCTGGCAGAGAATAATTTTCTGGCGACTCAAATCCCTTTGGGTGGAATTATTGAAGATAATCTGAACATAACTTCTACCTCTAATTTTAAAGACGCAAATGGACAATCTATTTCTAGAACTAGCTTTTTGGCTCTTTGGAATTTAGTCAAAAGATCTATTACCGGAGCTGTTCCCGCAACGGATCGTATCGGTTGTACAAGTCATGGATGTGTCGAGGGTCAATTGGTAAAGTTTTCTTTTACAGGGGGAGGGATTACTGCATTAGTAAATTATTATGTACGCAACCCAACCACAAATGACTTTCAGATTTCTTTGACATCAACTGGTTCGATCGTAGACCTTACGTCTTCTCAAACCGGGGAGATGATTATCAATATTGAATATAGTTTTGGAGACGGTTCTACTACGTATAACATTCCGGATCGTCGTGGTATTTTTGCGAGAGGTTCTGGGGTACACGGAACAAGAGCCAAAGCAGCCGGTGGGAATTATGACGGTGGTGCAGTTGGATATGCGGGACAGGATCAATTCCAGGAGCATGCACATTACGTACAAAATGGGTTTCCCAACAACTATACGCCTGGACCGACGGGAGGATCGGGAGTTGTTGGAACAATCAATAAAGCGATAACAGATTATGCAATGGCCTATGGTTCCAACGGTACGCCCAGAACCGCGACAGAAACGACTCCCGCATTTGTCGCAGTAAAATATAAAGTGAGGGTAGCATAATGAATTATATATTAGAAAAATCGAATCAGAAAGTAATTTGGATCAACACGGATCCAAATCGACTCATCGGAGAAAAAGCCTGGGCAAATTTTAAAACTAACCAGCACGAAATTGTATATTCGCTTCATTACAATCCGAACATTGGAGAGACATTTATTGCAGAGATCAAAAACGGAATCGCGCAAGACTTCAAACCGAAGACGGTTTATAACAAAACTACCGGAGAGGAAAGGGTTCTACAGAGTTTGGAAGATAAAATAGATTTAGAGACAGAAACGGAGATAGAACCGTTAAAAGACTCTGCCGGAAACTTGGAGGAGTATCAAAAATATACGGATTCCGGTTGGATAGTAAACCAAGATCGCAAGAAAGAATCTCTTTTAGAGAGAAATAGTCAGACTTTTTATTCCAAAATCAATTCTTATAGAAGCACGGTTATTTATCGTAATGTAGTTTGGGATTCCGGTAAAACGTATTTAGAGAATATTCAAAAAACATTAACTATTTATAACAAACAACGAATTAGTACTATTCCGGAATGGAGGGATACAAATAATCAATTTCATTCTTTAAACGTAGAAGAACTATCTGAATTATCGGATCTAATCGAATTGGATCTTTTTAATGCGGGCAGAATTTTATACTCTAAAAAATGGGAAATGGAAGAAAAGATTCAAAATTTAAAACCCGAAGAGTTTTTAGATTTGTCTCTAACGTGGTCCTTGAGTTAAGAATCTATACAAACCTATATTTGTCCTAAACGACAAATATAGGTTTTCGGATGAAACGATTTTTTTTTGATTCACATTCTTGGGCGGTTCTTGGAGTTTGATGAGTTTAGAACGTTCCAGTAATTAACGCTCTCTCAAACTAAAGAGGATTGTTGTATAACGTTTCCTGCATGCAATAATTAACCAGAATCCGGTCCGGCTCTTATGGCAGCCGGATTCGTCCTAATTTTCTCCACGAATTCACGTTAAAAATATATATATTGTGTTTGGGTGCGATCAAAAAATTTTTGATACTTTTTAGAGTCGTTTTTGGTTGGGATTTTATTTTTACATTATTAAGAATATTATTTAATTTTGATGTTTTAAAAAAACTTTTGGAATCTAAAAACAATTTTCAGCTTTTATTCTCTCCTTAGGCCAAAATTACGTTAATTAACGTGAGTTCGACGTAAGAAAATTGGGGCGAATAATAAACTCAATGCAACGAACTCCCTATGGGTCGTCGTCGCAGCTCGCAAATTTCATAGTTAAAATGGCTCACGACCCACAACGCGACCCGTAGAGAGCGTTGTGTTGAGTTTCAAACGCTTTCGTAAAAAGCGTTTTACTGAGTTCTTTTCGCTCCAATTCCTTCGGAATTTTTCAAACTCAATGCTGCTCACTATGGATCGCAGCATAATAATCACTTTCGCATTTGTTATGCCGAACTCACGTTAATTATATAGAAAAATACAAAATGTTTTGTTATAGAATAAGTTTTGCGATAAAAATTTAAGGCATTCAATTTTATACAAACCAATAATATAAATATACATAAATAAAAGGATAGGTTTTTAAGAAGACGTAGAGTTTTTACGAATTTCGTTTATTCCAAAATAGATGGCTTTTTTTAGAAGGAAATCCTATATTCTTAATTTTTGAAGTGATCTCATAGTATTGTTTTTATGCGTCTTTGTCATAACACAAAACGAAAATCAATTTATAAAAAAACGAACAGTAACTAACGTGAGTTAAACGTAAGGAAATGAAAAAAAATTTGAAAGTATAAGTTTCTACATTTAAGATTTGTTCGTAAAATCGTGGTTTGTGGTAGCTTCCACATTTTAGGAATCGATCTGTAAAGTTCAAACCCCAACTTTTTTCAGCAAAATGAATCATAGACTTTTTACATCGAACTCACGTTAGTTAGATAAAATTTACTCAATTGATTTTAAAAAGATCTTTTCTAAAAGAATTTTTTGAGTCCAAGGAATAAAATGATCTTCTTTCTCCAATTCGATAGTGGTAAGCATAGAAGGAGAAAATATAGATTTAAAGAATTCTAAATTATGAAAAGGAACTAGAGAATCTTCTTTTCCATGAATTAATATGATTTTACAAGGAATTAATTTCCAAAATTTTTCTAAAGATTCCAATTGGGATTTAAGAGGAAACATTTCATCATTACTATTTTTGAAGCTAATCGGTAAAAGATTTTTAACCCAAACCCAATCCGCGATTTTATTATACCAACGAATTTCTTCTTCTTTGGAACTTAGAGGTGCGGCGAGTAAAACGAGAGTAGCAATCTTGTAAGAAAAAATTATAGAGATCCTTGCAGCGATTGGGCCCCCGTAAGAATGTCCTACGAGAACGATTCTAATATTTTTATCTAATGGAATTTGATCTAAAAAATTTTGAATTGTTTTTCCTAGGATAAAAGCTTGTTTTTCCACATCCGGAATCGCTTCGTTCGGGTTTGAATTTCCGAAACCGGGTCTGTCCATGGCAAAAATACAAAATTTTTTGTTTAAGGTTTTATTTTCCAAATACCAAGAATAATTTTGCCAACCTCCGGGGGAGCCGTGTATAAATATTAAAATATTCTGATTTTTTAAATTACACCCTGATGCAACTCCGTAGATTTGTTTTCCTTCCACATTAAAATTAAATTCTTTGAAATTGATTCCAGATTTTTTGAGAAGAATTAAACTCTCTTTCGGCTTTTTTTTCAGATCTTCCGGAATACTACAAAAACACCCTAGAAAAGAAATAAGAAAAAGAATTTGGAATACATAGTGGGAATCTCTATAAGATCTAAAGACAAAATTAAATTTTTGCATTGAATTGAAGTTTGGTGATGATCGTTCCATAAAAAATATATATCATAAATTCTTAAAGTATTTTTTAAAATGGAAGTTCTCCATTTTGAATTTGAGAATAAAATCTAAGAAAAGTTTGATTTGGTTTTAATTCGTCTTCAGGATCATGTAGATCTTCTCGAATTTTTTTTACTAGATACATATCGATCTCTCCTTTGTTTTTAGCTTTAATTTTACCTCTGTGCTCGCAGATAAAAAAATCTTTAATTTTTTCAAAAGTTTCGTGGGATATATTTACTTCTCCTGGGATTCCTGAACTTTCCATTCGACTGGCCGTGTTTACAGAGTCTCCCCAAATATCGTATGCGAATTTTTTGGTTCCAATCACACCGGCAACTACAGAGCCGGTATGAATTCCAAGTCTAAGTTCCCAAAAAGGAAGATGATCATTTTCTCTTTCTTTTTTTTTGAGAGTCATAAATTTTTGAAATTCGAGACCGCATAACACTGCGTCGATGGGATGTGTATTGTTTGTAATAGGAAGTCCACCCGCGGCCATGTACGAATCTCCTATAGTTTTGATTTTTTCCATGCCATGTTTTTTGGTTATGAGATCGAATTCTCTGAAAAAAAGATCGAGTTCGCTTAATAAAATTTCTGGAGACATAGATTCCGCAATCTTTGTAAAACCAGCCATATCCGTAAAAAGAACCGTGACACTTTCGTAACGGATCGGAACTACAAAATCATTTCTTTTTAGTTCCTCTGCGACCGATTCGGGAAGAATATTCAATAAAAGAGAATCTGATTTTTTTCTTTCTATATTCAAATTTCTAGTAAGAATAAAAATCAAAAGCCCTGTTAAGATTTGAACAAATAAATAATTACCACCCGCATCCAAATAACGTTCCGTATCATTGGAATATGATTTAACTAATTCTCTATGAAAAAATTCGATACCATATAAAAGTGCGGTTGAGGCGGCATAAATCAAATAAACAAGCCAAACGTTATGCTTTCTAAGTAGTATGGTTGCAATTACAAGAGCGGGAATAAAGTAGTAATGATTACCACCTATCGAACCCCCGTTAAAAAACCACATCCAAGAAAGATAAATCAGGATGATAAGATTAAATGGCCAAAACAGAGAATGATAGATACTTTTTATTCTGGAAATAAAATACATACTTATCAGTAAAATTCCAGAAATAAAGTTAAGAAAAAAAATCGCTAAAAAGTTTTCTAGATAAAAAGAAGAAAACGCACCAAAAATGTTCAAAATTCCGTTCACAAATGAGACCGTGTTAAAGAGTCTGTGTTCGAGCGAATTTTTTTTAGGATCGCCAAACAAAAAATAGATGATTTTTAGTGCTGTATCGGTCACGTTTTTACCTCTTTTCTATTTATAAGTAATTTAGAATATTTTAATTTTATGTTATTTAAATTTTTTTTACTATGCCCAAGCTGATTCTAGAATGATCTAATATCGGTTTTTAATGCCTGAATAGGAATCGTTTGTTTAAAAATATTTCCATTTTATAGGAGTTCCCATAAATTATGTCCTATTACGTAATATATTGACTTTTTAGATATTTTACTGGTGTTAGAAATTGTAATAGTTCCCGCATTTTTCAGTAAAACTTTAATCTTACATACAGTAAAAAACAT